GGCGATATTTCGCGCTCCTTCATCATGGGCCGCACGGCTACCGCTGGCTCTCTGGTATTCGTCAACACCTGGGGACAGGACGGCGACACGCCGAACGCTTACCTGACGCAGGTTATTGCGCTGTCGGACATGCCGGTGCGCGGTCTCGCTGAAGTCTGGGTCAACGGCGAGCGCGTGACGCTCGGCGGCCTGACGGATCGTGGCTATGCGGTCAACGAATACCCGGACAGCCTCTGGGTCAAGTTCTACGATGGCACGCAGACAACGGCAGACAGTTTCCTGTTTACGTCCGTGTCGAACGGCAACAGGTGGTGGAACCCGGATCGCATTGGCAGGGGCGTTGCTTACGCCATCGTCACTGCCCGCGTGTCCAAGAACATGTTCTCCGGTGTGCCGTCCTTCAAGTTCGTGCTTGAGGGTATGCGCCTCTACGACATCTCGCGTGACAGCACGCAAGGCGGCGTAGGTTCCCAGCGTTATGCCGATCCTGCCACGTGGGGCGGAGACGGCGACTTCCTGCCGGCGGTGCAGATCTACAATCTTCTGCGCGGCATCACCCATAACGGCCACTGGTTTTATGGCCTGCAGAACCTTTCATCTGCCCGTCTGCCTGCTGCCGCGTGGATTGCGCAGATCGAGAAGCACCGCGCCGGTATTCAGGAATCCACCGGTATCGTAAACACCTACCGGAGTGGTGGGGAAATCCAGGTCGAGGCTCCGCTGACCTCTGCTGTGGAGGCGCTCCTCACAGCGTGTCAGGGCAAGATTTCCGAAGTTGGTGGCGTCTATTATCTTCACTCCGGTGCTCCTGACGCTCCGGTCATTGCCTTCACCGATGACGATATCCTGTCGACGGAAGAGCAGGAGTTTACGCCGTTCCTCGGGCTTGCCGATACCATCAACGGTGTTTCGGCTAACTATCCTTCGCCGGCAGATGGGTGGGTCGCAAAGACTGCACCGCCCCTCTATCGCACCGACCTTGAAGCAATCGACGGCAATCGCCGTCTTATGGCTGATGTCGACCTGAACTTCGTTCCATACCCGGAGCAGGTTCAGCGCTTGATGAAATCGGCACTGGAGGAGGCCCGTCGCTTCCGCCGGCATACGATTGTGCTGCCGCCGAAGTTTTGGGCATACGCGACGCCGGGAACAGTGTTTTCGTGGACGTCTGAGCGCAACGGCTACATCGCCAAGCTGATGCGGATCGACGGCGTTGCCGATCGCGCCAACCTTGATGTGATGATCGACATCACCGAGGTGGATCCGAGTGATTACGACTGGAGCACGGATACCGAATTCAAGCCTCCGGTTGATGGTCAGATCGGTGTCATTCGCCCAACGCCGCAGCCGATTGTTGATTGGTTCGCGGAACCCGCAACGGTCAAGGATAGCACCGGTCAGGATCGCCGGCCCGCGATTCGCCTGACGTGGGATAATAGCAATGGCCGTCTCGACGATGTCATAGGCATTGAGTACGAGGTGCGGCTGCAGGCAACGCTGGAGAAGATCTCCGAAGGCCGAACGGATCAGCCGCAGGTTGGCTCGATGCTGATTTCGCAAGGACTGCTACCAGCCGAAAGCTACGTCGTCCGGGGGCGCTATATTCCCGGTGGCGACAGGCCGGTGTTGTGGTCTGGATTTATTCCGGTCATCACGCCGAACATCCTGCTTTCCGATAAAGATGTGTTCGTTGATGTCGATCTGTCGAACATCGAGGACGCCCTTGGCTGGCTCCGCAACAGCACCAGAACAGCACAGGACGCAATCGACGGGTTGATATCCGGAATGATGGAGCTTTCTGTTGTCGCTTATAAGGACACCCGAAAGCTCGCGAGAGAACTGTCCGTGGAACTTGGCGCGGCCCGCGCTGAATATCGAGAGGATATCCAGCTTGCCGTGAATGAAACCGTGGCGGTCGCCGGCAAGGTGGAAAGCCTGACGGCGGCGCTGGGCGGCAATACCGCTTCGATCAACATCGCATGGGCAGCGGTCGCGGCTCCCGTTGGTTACTCGGCGCGTTACGGTATTACTGCTGCTGTCAACGATGAGAACTACCGTGCGGCATCATTCCTCATGGACGTGCCATCGAACCCGGCGAACCCCACTCGCATCATCATGAAGGCCGGTCAGGTCGTCATGGTGAGCGATGACGACGCCACGATAAAGCGGCCGTTCGTTTTCCAGTCGGGTGTTCTCTATCTTGATGAGGTGAAGGTCAACCAGCTCTCGGCGCTGTCGAGTGTGCTTGGAAACGTCGATATTTCGAACGCCTACATCGGCAACCTTGTTGTTGGAAAGTCCAACATTCAGGAAGGCATCGTCGTTGCTTATGAAGTCGCCGCAGTTGGGACGTTTTCGACGTTCTCCCAGACCTACGTGACCGCTGGTTCCTTGACCATAAACCACGGCTCTGGATCGCCTCTGATCGAGATTTCGATCTCCGGACTCCTCGGTTTTACTCAATGCCAGTATCGCGTCATTTCAGCGAATGATGGCGCGACAATCTACGAGTGGCAATCCAACGACGTGCGGACCATGTCGATACTGCGCCCCCACACACCACCGTCAGGGCGAACATCCACCACCTATGAATTTCAAATTCGAGCAACGGCGCCATCGACAAACGTCGGTATCGACAACTTGTTCATGCGCGTCATGGCGATCAAGCGGGCGTAGGACGAAATACAATGACAACCGGCAACACGATGCAGGTCGACGCTCTCGTCGCCCTGCAGGAAGCAGAAGTGCGCGAAGGTTTTTTGAAGCAGCGGACCTTGCTGCTTGGTCAACACCTCTCGATGCAGAAGCAGGAAAACCAGATCCTTCTCGACAAGATCAACGGGCTTGAAGCCGAGCTGCGCCTTGCGAAAGGCGAGGGCGATCCCGTCGACACCGGAAACGGAGCATCCAAATAATGGCTAACACCACATGGTACGGCGACGGAACGGCAACCATCGCCGTCGGCTCTCGCACCGTTACCGGCACGGATACTGGCTGGCTGACGCCAGTAGCCGGCATGACGCCGATCAAGGCCGGTGATAAGTTCGGCATTCACGTCGGCCGTCCTATCGTGATTGAGACCATCGTCAGCAACACTGAGCTCTTGCTAGCCGACGACTGGCCCGGTCCGGCGCAGACTGATGCGCCGTACAAGGTCGAGCTGACATCGCCGACCATCGTTGCCGTCGAAACAATGCGGCGGTTGATGCTCAGCCTGAGCGGCGGCAATCTTGATAGCCTGTCTGAAATTACTGTTGGCACTGACGATATCCCGATCGGTATCGGCCCGGGTGTCTTCGGCACGATCAAGAAATTCGAGCTGAAGGATGGCGTTCAATTTGATGTTGGTGTCCCGAATTTGGCTGGTCGTGCCGCCTACAACGGCGCTGCAGCCAACTTCCGAGTGCTGGTGGCTGATATTGGCGATGGCCGATCAGCGATCTACATCAAGAACTCGGCAGCCTCCGGCGATTGGAGCGTCCCTTATCCAATAACCGGTCCCGTCGGTCCCACCGGCGTCAACCAGCGTGGCAATTACAGCGCCGGTACGGCTTACGCGATCCGCGATATCGTTCAGTATGGTGGCTCGACGTGGATTGCAAAGGTGGCGACGACCGGCAATGCACCGCCGACCTTACCTACGACCGAGAACACGCAGTGGCTCTTGTTCGCCCGCTCTGGCACCGTAGGTGTCGCTGAACGCGGCGCCTACAGCGGTGCGGCCGCCTACGAGGCGAATGATATCGTCCTAAATAATGGCTCGACGTGGCTTGCGCTCCAGTCGACGACAGGCAACGCGCCACCAGTCTTGCCGGCTGAAAGCAACACCTATTGGCGCCTGCTGGCTCGCAAGGGGGCGGATGGCTCGGGGACGGGTGATGTTGTTGGGCCTGACGGTGGCGTTGCGATCAACGACTTGGCCGTCTTTGCAGACGCAACTGGCAAGCTTCTCAAGAAGTCTCCGAATAACGTTGTCGGCAATGCGCTTCTGTCCCAACTCACCGCGCCTGCGATAAAGGGGCGAATGACGGCGGGAACAGGTAATGTTGAGGATTTGACCCCGGCTCAGGCTAATCGGGTTTTGGGTGGATGGGAGCCTATTGGGCTTGTAAACCTTTCAGGAGAAACAGTTCTCGTAATTCCGGGTCTCTCGGCTTTTTCGATGATTAAATGCAATTTCCGTTACACTGTATCCACCGGTGCTGTGCGCGCTCAGGTATCGACTGATAACGGTGTTTCGTTTTTATCGACCAATTCCGACTATCGGTACAACCTGATGAACAATGGCTTTAACGGAACTTCTAGCGCAGTGACTGGTGACGATAGTGCGCTGAATGCAATAGCATTAGGCGATGAGAATACAGCGGGCGAAGTAATAATCTCATCTTTCAACAAAGCTCAAATTGCGTATGCAATATCAAATCAGATTATCGATACGGCAAGCGTGAGATATTCGCGAATTATCAACACGCGAATTATCGGATCAACAGCGAGAAATGCTTTGCGATTGATCACGTCTGCTGGCGTTGGCATCACGGGACAGTTTTATTTTGAAGGATTAAGAGGATGAAACTAGTCACTTTTGACGCTGAAACAGGCGAAAAAACAATTCGCAACATGACCACGGAAGAGATAGCCGCCCTCGAAGCTGCGCCGAGCGCGCCACCCACCATCACCGACTACGAAAACGCTATCCAGAACCTTGTCGATAGCACGGCGCGCGAGCGTCAGTTCCGCGATGGTGTGACGTTAGCCTCGTACAGCGGATCAACAATCCCGAGATGGGCGTCTGAGGCTATGGCTTTCGTCGCTTGGCGCGATAACGTCTGGCGGTATTCCTACGGCGAATTGGCCAAGGTTCAGGCCGGTCAGCGGCCACAGCCGACCGTCGAGCAGTTCCTTAAGGAAATCGCGCCCATCGCTTGGCCGGCGATGTAGTCTTCTGAATGATTCTTCCCGTTTGGCGACGGAGGGGTAGCGGAACTCAATACCCCAAGCGGTCAACTAATTTCCGGACGAACATTGAAGCGCCGTCTCGTGTTAGGTGACTGTAGTCAAACTGAACCGGACCTTTATCGGTTAGCAGTGGGCACGACAGATCTGCGTCGCATACGGATCTTAGTACGGATATGTAGCGGCCTGATGCTCGATAGTGGTCGATCAGTTCGTCATCGAGTGGGACCAATTTCTCTATCAGGTCGGAGCTTCGTGAACGGTCTGCTGAGCCCGTTTGACTACGAACGGCTATCAGGTCTGGAACGGTAACGCGATAAGTCGGTGCCTGACCTAATATCTTGACCTCTATCCCAGCTTTGGAGAGTGCCGACACCGTTTTATCAAGTCTTGAAGCAATTTCAGGCTGTATACTTGCAGGCAGCAGCGTCCATGCTGCGGCCAAAATTACCGCTCTCGGTGGATGAGATACCAGTCTGTTCAGCACCATATCGTTGAAGTCTCTGCAATGCGGGCGATCAGGGATGGTTAATCCAACCATTGGCGGACAAGCACTTGCTGTAGCTTGGCCGACGCCGCCGGAGATTTGTTCGTTTAGTGATTGGTAAAAGTGGGCGGCGTGGCTGTCTCCCCAAAGGACAAGGTCGTGGCTGCCAATGCAGTCGTCAGCTCGAAATTCCGATGGAGGCTGCTTCGGATCGAGAAAGCATGATCCTTCACGGAACATCGGCGCATAATCATAGGTCTTCATTGCGATAGCCGCGTTCACTGACGCTGGAAAGCGTTTAGGAAAGCCCGCGTTGAAGATCACGATTGCAGCGATTAGTGAAATACCGAAGCTGCCGGCTAGCCCGAAGCCGATCCCGCTTTTAGGATTAGGTCTCCAACGACGTAGGGGGGATTCCACTAGCCACCACGTGGCCGCGGCCAGAAGGATGCTGGCAACAACGAGAACCAGCCTCACCGAGTACGGAATGTTCCAGTCATACCTGATGCCAGCGAAGACCAGTATCGGCCAATGCCAGAGATAAAGCGAGTACGATATTTTCCCAAGAAATACAGAATACCTTGCCGATAGCATCTTTGGGCCCGAAAGCTCCGGCCGTCGGGGCCATATGACTAGCGCAGCTCCGAGACACGGAAAAAGTGCGAGGGCGCCCGGGAATGGCATATCGGAATTAAACATCGCTATGGATGCCGCCACCGTAGCCAATCCTAGGAGCGGAGCCACACGCCCATATGCCCCTCTCGATAGTGGAGCAAATACTAACAGCGCGCCCAATGCCAACTCCCATGCGCGAGTCGGCATCAGATAGAATGCAAGCGATTGGTCTACCTTTGTAAGGTAAATTGAAGCGGCCAGACTTGTTCCGAAAATGACTGTGAGAATGGAGATGGTCAATGATCTGGCGTTACGACCGGCCGACTTCCAACATAAGGCAATTATGACCGGCCAGAAGAGATAAAATTGTTCCTCAACTGAGAGGGACCACATGTGCAGCATCGGCTGCGTTTCAGAGCTTGGGTCGAAATACCCACTGTGCATCAGATAATAGAAATTTGCGGCGCCGAACGCCGATGCGGCAACCTGCTCGGCGAGCCGAAGAAAGGTTTCCGGCAGCAGCGTGAAGTATCCGTAGGCAAGGCTTGCTGCCAACACGACAAACAATGCGGGAGCAATCCGGCGAAAGCGGCGGTCATAGAAACGTGAAAATGACAGTCCGCCCTTCTGTGCTTCGTCCGCGACGATAGAGGTAATTAAGAACCCGGAAATGACGAAAAACACGTCAACGCCGACGAACCCGCCGGGAAGCGCTTCTGGAAACGCGTGGTAAAGCACGACCGCAAGAACCGCAACGGCGCGGAGGCCGTCAATGTCAGGGCGATACGCTAGATTCAATGTCATTTTCAAAGGCCGCTGTCGAAGATCGCCGAACCATTGCGGTAAACAAGCCGGCGTCCAAACGCAACCCTCAGTTAATGACTGCATCCAAATGTTGAATGATCAAGGCTGAAATACCTTTCGGTCCTTGGTCTGTAGCGTAACCCGGCGGCCATCCCGCAGTGGCCGCTATCTCTTACCGGATACCGACCCCATATTCGGTGTAGATACCAGCCGGTCGAAAGCGACTATCGCGCCATTCCCTTCTATCTCGCCCATAACGGCCACGATCGCTCCGCCATTCCCGGCGATCGTAATCGCGGTAGTGACGGTTTCGATCATAGGAACGGTAGTAGACGCCAGACGAATAATATCCACCCGTGCGGTAACCGCTATCGTCAACGCATCCGCTCAGGATGCCGACCGATACCAAACAGATTGCTGCGGTCAAAATCTTCATGATCTCGTCTCCCAGTGACGGACTTTAACGTGCGCCTTTGCTCGTTGTTCCGTGACTGTGAGGTTGTCCCCTCGATGCTGAACTTCGGCTGAACATTTCTAGGACCACAAAAATGCCAATCACCAAAATCTCCACACAGGGGAGGGCTTTCGTGCGCCTGCACGAGGGTAATCCACTTACCTGCTACCTCGACCCTGTCGGCATTCCGACGATCGGTACGGGTTTCACGATGCGCAGCGATTCCGTTCGCCGCGAGCTGGCCAAGATCGGTATTACCAAGCTGGTGCCCGGCAAGACAAAGATCACGGCCGCGCAGAGCGATGCTATCCTCGACGACGTGCTCGCCGCCGAGTACGTTCCGGCCGTGGTTGCAGGCTCTCCTGAGAACCGGAAGCAGCACGAGCTGGACGCCGCCGCATCGGTGACATTCAACCTCGGCGTCGGCGCCATGAAATGGGCGTGGGCCGAATACTGGCGCAAAGGCCAGATCAAAAAGGCCGCCGCTCATCTCGCCAGCAACTACAATACCGCAAAAGGCAAGAGACTGCCGGGACTGGTGCGTCGTCGAAAGGAAGAGGCCCTGCTTTTCGAGAAGGGCATCTACACTGGTGTCGGCGTGACAAAGGAAGCCACGCCAGAACCTCCCAAGCAGCCTGACCCAGTCGTTAAAGAAGCGCAGGAGCTTTTGACTGCGGCTGGCCTCAATCCCGGCGCCATCGACGGTTGGATGGGTGAAAAGACCAAGGATGCTGTCATCGCCTATCAGAAGGCGCACCCGCATCTCATCGCCGATGGCATCATCGGTCCCGCCACGCTTGCTCAGCTTCGGCGCGATGCTGGGGCAGCAAAAGAGGCAGTGACAAAGGGTGTCGGCTCCGCCGCAAGCTCGGGCTTGCTGGCCTTTGTCGCCGGCCTTCCCTGGGGCTGGATTGTCGCCGGTGTCACCGTGGCTGCAGTTGCCTATGTCGCATACCGTAACCGCGATGTGATCGCCCGCCGCTGGAATAGCTGGCGCGGCAAGGAGGTGGTGGTTTGATGATCATCGCCAAGCTCAAAGGCTGTCTAGCCGCAATCGGTACGGCGCTCGCGATCCTCGCGGGCGTCTTTTTGTATGGCCAGAGGGCAGGGCGCTCCGCGGCAAAGGACGAACAGGCCACAGCAAATGCCAAGGCCATCAAGAAGGCCGGGGATGTCGAGCATGAAATCAAAAATCTTGGCGACGATGATGTTGATCGTCGTCTTATTCAGTGGATGCGCGACTAGCGGTAGCTACTGCGATATCGCGCGACCGGTGCGGCCGTCCCTCGAGGATAGCCTGACGCCGGAAACAAAGCGGCAAATCCTCACCGAGAACGAAAAGCTGCAGAGGCTTTGCGGGGTGAGGCCATGAGCGGTCCCGAAATCATGGCCGTCGCCGTCTTCTTCATCACTGTTTTCGGCTTTCTGTTCGGCCTCTGGAAATACGTGGATGCAAAGATCAGCGCTGCGAAGACAGAAGCGTCTGCGGCAGCGTCAGCTGCATCGGCGATGGCATCTTTGGCGAGGGAAGAACTCGCCGCTCATCGCCTGCATGTTGCTGAAACCTACGTCTCAAAGTCCGGCCTTCGCGAACAGACTGAGCAGATCATGGGCGCAATCGGCGCCGTGAAGGATGCCGTCGACAAGATGACGCTGCGCGTGGACCGCATTGTCGAAAACCAATCAAAGCCGCGCACTACGCGGGCGGGGTAACTTATGACCAAACAGGGAAATTCATCTTCCGCGCGTCATGCGCGTATGCGGGCGACTGCGAGTTACATCGGGGCTGGGGTGATCGGTGCGGGCTTGATTCCTCAAATCACCACCGATCTGATCTTGATGGTAAAGGGCCAGAGCAACCAGCTGAATGGTCACGGCGGCGCTCCTGATGCAGTTCTCGATCGGTTCCCGGATAATGCCGTTGTGCTTTCGGCCGGCGCCACCGCTGTTAGCGCGCCGGTGCAGCCGCCAGCGGCAACTTTATTTGGTGTCGGTAACGGTTGGGGTGGTAATCCTTCGCCGGGCATCCAGATAGCGCGACTATTGTCTCCCCGAATGGCGCCCGGAAAGAAAATTGTCGTTCTCCCTCTCGCTGTGCCATCAACCGGGCTTTGCGCAGGCACAGGAAATCCTTATTGGGATCCTGCCAAGACGGGCGGCGGCAATGCCGGCATTTCCTATCAGGACGCGCTTAACCGACTGACGATTGCTCTTTCGCTGTATCCCGGCGCGAAGGTCATTTCTTCATGGCTGCAGGGCGAGAATGACGCGGCGATTTCGAAGGCAATTTATAAGGCGACCTTCACAGCACTGGTGAACGGCGTCAGATCCATCCCCGGAGCAGAGCAGACCGAATTTATTATCCATCGGATGCTCATCACGGCCGATTCGCCAGCTGGTAAACGCAACATCGATATTGCTCATCGCGAACTCGCCGTCGATCTGCCGCGCGTGATCTTTGCGGGGGCCGTCATGGGCGCTGACGATAGCGGAGTTGGTGGCGCTGGGGTTCATTTCACGGCAGCAGGTCAGCGCAAGGCAGGCGCTAAAGGTGCGCAGTTGCAGCCCTATATCGCGTCCCTCTATGCGGCAGCACCGGCCACTCCTGTCAACTTCCAGATCGTCGGCGATAATTATTCCTTCATCGTTCCACAGACACATGCCCCCGGCTATGATCTCGAAATTCAAGATGCCGATCTCGGCGGCGCATGGACGGTCTACGAACTGTTGCCGTCCGAAGGTCAGATGCCGGGTGACACAATCACCGGCCGCGTTCCAGGCATCCGCAACGTCAATGTTCGTATCCGCGCCAAATCCCGTGGAGCATCCGGTCTTCGATATTCAGATTACACACCAACACGTCAGTGCGTCAGTGGCGGCTGGTGGCACCGCTCCATAGATTTCGCAATCGACTATCCAAACAACCGGGCATATGTCGCGGGTACTCCCTATGCCACGATTGCAGCAGCAGTTTCCGCCGGAGCGCTCGTCGCGGCATCCACCGGTCATTCCGCTGTTGTGCCTGCTCGCTCCGCCTTCACCCTTCTGTCAAGCGGTGTAACCAGGGCGGCAGCTTTGGGAAGTGGCAGCACGGAAACACTTGCCTTCGTTGATGATGGAACGGCCAATAACATGGCTCGGTCTAATTACTGGTGGAATATTGGCAGCACCCCATACATTGGCGGTCACGTTGTGGCGGCTGGCGCTGTAATCGGCGGCAATACGAACCTGATGGACACCGGCGCGAGTGCAGCATCCAGCACAGCGGTCAAGAACGCCGTTCGCGTGCAGGCCGCAAACTTCGGATCTTGCGTGAATGGTGGTGCAATAAAGACCGTGGCATCTGGAGCAATTCCGACCGGCATGACGACAATTCGAGCCGGTATCGGTCCGAGCGGAAACACCTCATGGACTGGCACCAAGGGCCTCATAGAACTAACATCCGTCGTATTTTCAGATGATGAATTGGCGAAGGAGACATTAGCCTGACCTAGTATTCTGCAACATTCAGAATCTCCATTACTTTAGGAGATTTGATAATGGACAGACCTGCCTTGATTGCCATCGAAGATCATTTGAAGGCAACGATAATAATAGCTGAAAGAGCGAATTTAAGTCTAATCGCATACTTGCTGACGGTGGCGCTTCTAGAAGTCCAAGAGAGATTGTCAGAGGTTATTGAAGATTTCGATCATTAACGCGAAATAGCGCCTACAATTCAACCCGCTTGCCGAGAGGTGAGCGGGTCTTTTTCTTTGTGAGGGTAGTGCTCCCAGCAATGCCATGTGGATTTCTCAGCCTTCGACCGGCTGAAACCAAATCCACCCCATTCCTTGCACCCCGGATGCTCACACCAATGATTCTCGTGGATGCCGTCTCCGGCCTTGCTGGATTGGTCGCTCACAGGTAGGCGTCTCCGGTTATGTCCAATGGTCCCCGCGACGTCTCAATCAGCGGCCAGCGGACTTTCTTTTTCCATTCTGATAAAGCTTCGTCTGGAGATGTGCAAAACACCCACTCGATGAAGGCATCAGAAATGTTGGGGTGGTCATAGAGGATGGCGGCGATGCCTTTGCGTTCACTGAACAACACCTGAATCCTCGCTCCGGTCGGAATGTCGTCGTCATCGGCCCAGAGTTCCATGGCGACATATCCCGAATAGGCGGTGAGGTCGGATTCCCTATCAACTTCGTCGACCAGGCGCTTATCTAAATCTTCGTGAATGGCTTTTTCCACTCCGAAGAAATCGCCATCTTCCAGAAATCCCTTTGGGTAGACACCATGATTTTCGAGAATGTAAGGGCGGATATGCATCTTCCTTCTCCTCTATCCGAATAGATCGGCTGGCTTGCCCTCTTCCTCAACAGGCAGTAGCACCAGACCGTCATCAGGCAATGGCCGCTGAAGCTCTTTCGCTTCCTCCCATGGCGCCGTCAGCCACATCTCCACATCATCCTTGTGCGTCAGAATGACCGGCATAGCCTTCGGGTGGATAGGCTTGACGACGCTGTTGGGCTCTGTCGTCAGGAAGGCGAAAAGCTGGTGATCCCCTTCGCGCGGGTTCTTCATCGAGCCACGCACGCCATGCCAGTCCGTCCATATGCCGGCGAAGAAGGAGAGGGGCGCTTCCTCATTCAGCGCAAACCAGCGCTTCGTCTTCCGCGGTTTTGTGTCTTCCCACTCGCAGAAGGTTGTCCACGGCACCACGCATCGGTTCTCCGGCCGTAGCCACCGCCGCCAATGCGGGGAGGTGACGTTGCGGATGTTGGTGACGCCGGTATCTGGCTTGCCCTGTGTGACGAACTGAGGCGAGGGCATGCCCCATGTTAGACCGACAAGCTCCCGGCCGCTATCTCCGTTGCGCACCACTGGTGCCGGCCGGTCTGGATAGACCTCAACGTCTGGCTCCAGGTTGAGCCGCTCCTGCATGATGCCCGCGATGTCGCGGATGGATTCCTGATTGGTCTTCACGCGGTACAGATTACACATGCTCACCTCGGCAATTTTGCAATTGTGATGTAGGAGCCGCCCTTCTCGCCGCACTTCCGGCACTTCAGACGGGGCTGTAATTCCTTGAGGGGCGTATTACCCCCGACCATCTTTAAGAGCTTCCAGCGTGGTAACTCCGTCACATGCTTGCACGATCCACAACCCGCCACAACAACTTCCCAAGAGCGTAGATCGAACACTCGCACACCGGCAGACTCTTCTTCTTGCGCCGCTTTCGCTGATCGTTCCTCGGAGGTCCAATAGTAGCTCATCCTGCATCGCGGTCCGAAGTCTTCCTTCGATTTCGGGCAACCTATAAGTTTCTGTGCGATCATGCGGAGCGGGCTTGGGGCCGGGGTAGCGGTAAACTCGGCTTTTACCGCCTTGCCATCAAACGACCGAAGAATCTCGCAATCCTCGCAGATGACCCATATTTTTTCTCTGTCGAGTTCCTTGTACTCGTAGCCGTTATCGTTTGCTGTCATCCCGGTTTTCATTCGGTAGCCAGCCTCGCGTAAAACCTCTGCCCATTGCAGCCGTCGCCAGAGCAAGCTGCATCCGCAAATGCTGTATGTCTTCCATCAGGGTCTCTATCGCAGCGCGACTGTCGCCGTCATGCCATGCAATGATGTGGTCCACCGGATCGGCTTCCGGTTCTTGTCTTTCTGGGCGCACGTTCTCGTTCTCCTGTCTCAGAGCCTAAAATTTCTCCCTGTCTTTAAAAGGCGCGCGCCCTCGCGCCGGTTAAATCAGTCTGGCATCAAGTCGGCAATTTGCCCGTGCGAAACCAGCAGACGCGGGTTCGCCATACTGCCGCTCTCTTCGTCGACAGTGACAGCGTACGCCGCAACGCCAACGTGGCGCGGTGCCATAGCGCTCGCCATTTTCTCGGCAGAAGCTTGATTTGAGGCTGGCCGCATCTCACCCGGCACAACACCTCCGCGGCTGTTTTTGAACTGCACGACAATAATTTTCTCAGCGTCGGACATTTTTGCTCACTCCAAGTTTGTTCTACAAATGTTCTCATTTTAGAAGGGAGTCAAGTAGAGTCTTCAAATCTTGACAAATTTGTAAAAACAGTTTAGCTTTATTGTCGGCCTCACCAGCCTGCTTTTACCGAAAGCACCACCACATTGGCGCACGGTCGCCAGAAAGAGGGGATAATTATGCTCAGACGATTCCTGCGGGCCGCGTTGCGACGTTCGCCCACAGCATTCCTCGTTGCCCTATTCCTCGTCGTCGCCGCGACCTCTGCGGCCGCCTACGCGCTCCTTCCTCCACCGACCTCTGCCGCGACGGAAACGGCCACCGTTAAAATCCAGCTTGAAAACGGCCACGGCTCTGGCGTCCACATCGGAGATGGCTTTATCGTAACTGCTGCGCACGTCGTCGGCGATGCGAAGGAAGCACAGGTGAAAGCGAAGGGCGGAGTGCTTCACAGAGCCGAAGTGCTGTGGACGAACAAGGCGCACGACATTGCACTGCTGCGCACGTCGTCGGCGGGCCTTGGCGTTGCTCACTTGTCATGCCGAGCGGTAAAGGTCGGCGATCCTATCGTTGCTTACGGCAATCCCCTGAAAATCGAATTCGTTGCCGCCTACGGCAAGATTGCCGGCGAACCTCGCGAAACTGGACCGTGGAAGTCTGTCTATGTGACGGACATCACGACGGTGATGGGGCAGTCAGGTGGGCCAGTCTATGCCGATGGCGGCGATCTGATCGGCATCACCGTTGGTGTGATGGCCGCGCCAATTGGCTTCTCTGGTTCGATCGTTGGCTATGGCTTTGTTGTGCCTTCGACTGAGATTTGTGGGTTGCTGGGGAGGGTGGGGCGATGAGTTTCCTAGGTCTTCGAATTCACAATGGGGAGCCTCACAATCCCACGAAGATTCGCGCATACACCGGTACTCTCCTTTCTAAGGGCAGCAGCACAGAAGGGCGGAATGATTACGCTGACCACGAAATAGCGCGTTGGTATGGGCTTTCTTTCAAACTGAAATGGTTCATCGGATTTTGGGTCTTTGGGAAAACCGCTTATCCCAGTGAAAACGGCCCCATCCCGTACCGCTAAAAACAAACGGCCGCCCACCAAGCGGCCTTCACCACCATATCGAGGAGACTGCATGCCTCTACCCAAAGAAGAACTAAGCCGAAGAGCTGACGCCTACAAAGAGCACGGCACGCTGAAAAAGGCTGCCGAGGCGCTAGGCGTCAAGAAGTCTGCACTCTCCGAAAGCTTACGCCGCGCAGCTGAGGCTGGTCTGCTTGGCACCGAACCCGTTCTGCCAGGCTTCCGCATCAGCCGTATCAGCAACACGCCGAGCGGCACGTTCATCCAGCAAGCGCCAGAACGCGGCGAGAAGTTCGCCATCCCCAACGGCCACGTAGTCAAAGGCGTGTCGGCGCTCGTCGATGCTGAGGGGCGCGTAATCCAGCAGTGGCAGAAGACGGCGGTGGAGCATTCGCCGGTAGATATTGCTGCGATCCTCAAAGAAGCATTCCATGATGTTCAGCCCGCCGAGCCGATTTCCAAGCCAGCGCAGGTCTATGACGATCTGCTGACACTGACGCCATTGGCAGACTGGCATATCGGTCTTTTCTCATGGCATCGCGAGACTGATACGAACTGGGATTTGAAAATTGCGGAGAGCGTCATCGGCTCGGCGATTGAAGACCTAATCGCGCGAACGCCACCGTCCGCCAATGCTATCGTCTTAGGTGGCGGAGACCTTCTCCACTCGGACAACAATGAGAACAAGACAGCGCGATCTGGCAACGTTCTTCAGGTCGACGGGCGTTACCAGAAGGTGCTGATGACGGCATGCCGCCTTGTCGTTCGCTCGATTGATGCCAGCCTTAAACGGCACGGGCACGTCACCGTCCGCATCCTGCCCGGCAATCACGATGAGCACGCGTCTGTTGCCGTCGCATACTTCCTGCTCGCCTGGTATCGCAACGAGTCGAGAGTGACCGTTGATGTAGATCCGTCGCTGTTTTTCTGGTTCCGTTTCGGCAAGGTGATGATCGGCGCCACGCACGGCCACACGGTGAAGCTCAAGGACATGGCCAGCATCATGGCGCATCGTCGTGCCGAGGACTGGGGCGCAACTCGCCACCGCTTCGTGCACGGCTTCCACATCCATCACACTAGCAAGTTTGTTTCTGAGGGCGGCGGCGTCATTTCGGAATCGCACCAGACACCAACGCCCCAGGACGCTTGGCATTTCGGCTCGGGCTTCCTGTCTGGCCGGTCGATGCAGTCGATCACATACCACAAAGAGTACGGCGAGATTTCGCGGGTTCGCGTGGCGATGATGGATGCAGCCAATGACAATACCCCAGAGAGGGCGGCGGCTTAGGTACATCATCGCACATACCAGTACCCACCCGCAGCAAGCGCAATTAGCGGCGCCAGTCGATAGGTAACAGCAATTACTGCGAGCAGCAGCATCCCAAGAGTGTTGTTTGCTTCGCCTTCAGTCTTGCCATGTCTGAATTTCAGGAAGTTCTTCATTCGGTGCTCCAGTGAAAGTTTCTCTGGCACCACAATTGCAATAACCACACCCTTTGGGCCGAAGGTCAATACGAAAAATTATTCTTCCAGTCTTCTGAACGTCAACTGGGGAAAACTGGAGTTTGCAACACCGCCAGCCACCAACTGGTGGCCAACCACCACACCACTGAGGAGACAAATATGCCACGATCGCTATCGCCTGAAGACGCTGCGAGATACATTTCTCAAGCGTTGAGAAGTGTAAATGCCATGCTGCGTGAAGCCCAACAGCACGGTGTAATTTTTCAGCAACAAGACAAAGACGGCGCATGGATCGATGTCGCCGAGATCAATGGTCGCACTGTGATGGCTTTCAGAGCAGATGGTGACGCATGACAGAACTCGCCACCACCACCTTCGGCCCGCTCGACAAGTATGTGGCAGCAAATGATAACGAGCCACCCCGCACAGGCAATTTCATGCAAACGTTCACCGGTCGCAAATACTGGCCGATTTCGCCGAGACCGCACGAAGTCTACATCGAGGACATCGCGCATTCGCTCGGCCTGCAATGCCGATACGCTGGTCACTGCATCAAGTTCTACAGCGTTGCCGAGCACTCCGTCCTGATTGCCCGTCACCTCGCCGCGACGCACGCGCCTGAGGTAGCTTTGGCTGGCCTTCTGCACGATGCGCCCGAAGCGTACTGCGTGGACATTCCGCGCCCACTCAAACCGTATCTGACGAACTACAGAGCGATCGAGCAGGATAACTGGCTGGTTATCGCGGCTCGGTTTGGTTTGCCGAAAGAGTTGCCTCGCGAGGTGCATGATGCAGACAATCGCATCATTGCCGACGAGCTGGTCAATCTGCGGGAGATGCCGTGGCACGGCCGCCACGATAAGCCCCTCGGTGTGAAGCTGCAGTACTGGTCGCCCGAGGAAGCGGAAATCGAATTCCTGGCGACATTTGATGCGTTGATGACGGGGAGGGCGCGATGAAGCTCCATTATTTCATGTTCAGCTACGCGGCAGCGAATGGAACGTTTGCGCGCGTCACTATTGGGTGGCCCGAAAAATACGTGAACGAAGGTCGGATTCGAGAAGCGCGGAAAGCTGCGGTGGGAGGCTCCGACGCTTGCCCAATCGCAGTGAGCTACCTTGGTGAGATGACGCGCGAGGAGGCCGTCTCTTGAATGCGATTAAACCCGGCGACGAAGTCATCTGCATCGACGACTCCACCCTTCCAGAGCAATACCTCGGCATTCGTGCCGGGGAGACCTACACAGCAACGTGGGTTGGCATGTGCCGCACATATCTTGGCGGCGATTACGCAGGCATTAGGTTGGCCGGCGTGAACCGGGGCGTTTGCCCGCAGTTCGGCGAAGAGGATCCACCGTTTGCGCTGCGCCGGTTTAGGCCGGTCGTGAATCCGCGTGTCGAGGAAGAGAAGAAGATTGAGGAGACGGTATGACCAACATTTTGGATAAGCTCGACGAACTCGCTGAAAAGAACCGCGCCGCCTACGCTTCAGCGATGGCGGACTTCCGAGCGTCTTTCACGCTCGGAGAAACCGTGGCATCCAAAGACACAGGCTGCCTCACAGCCGTACCGGCGAATGATAACGTGCCTGCCGAGCTGCGCGCGCTTGGTGCAGCGATTGGTAAGTCCAGCACAGCCATCCTCCCGCCCGTCATCGCGCTCACCGGCCTTGCTGGCAGCGGCAAGAGCACGGCCAGCAAGTACCTGGTCGAGAAGCACGGCTATCAGCTCGTGAAGTTCGCAGGGCCGTTGAAAGACATGCTGAGGGCGATTGGTCTGAGCGAAGCGCAGATTGAAGGGGAGCTAAAAGAAGAGCCGTGTGAATGGCTCCAAGGCGCAACCCCGCGTCACGCTATGCAGACGCTCGGCGTGGAATGGGGACGCGCTTTTATCGGACCATCCTTCTGGACTGGCCTATGGGTGCAGCGCGTCAACCAGATCATCGCCGAGGGCGGCCGCGTCGTTGTCGACGATTGCCGATTCCAGAATGAAGCGGATGAGGTTCGCAAGTTCGGTGGCGTGGTCTGGCAGCTCGTCGGTCGTGGCGGCATTGCTGGATCTCATGAAAGCGAAGCTGGGTGTGGCCGGCCGGATATGGAGATCCGCAACACTCACGGCATCGACGATCTACACTATGTGTTGGATACGTTCCTTCGTTGGCATTTGGAGGATGCGGCGCGATTACAGACCCCGCGCGGGTCTAAACACCAAACCCCGCCACTAACCACGGCGGGTTTTTTCGATTCGCGATGA